ATGCCGTTTGGCCTATTACTCGACCTATGGGAATGCCACAAGCAGTATAACGGGCTGGCAAAACCCAAACGGGAGATGTTCATCGATGACATTATCCCAGACGGCATCTGATGAAGGAGGTGGTATAGATGGCAGATGATTTTGGTCTGAAAATTGGCCTTGAGGGCGAGAAAGAGTTCAAAAAGGCCCTCTCTGAAATCAACCAGTCCTTCAAAGTTCTCGGTTCGGAGATGAAGGTGGTACAGTCCCAGTTTGATAAAAATGACAATTCTGTGGAAGCCCTCACTGCCCGGAACCAGGTGCTGAATAAGGAAATCGAAGCCCAGAAGCAGAAGATTGAGACCCTTCGCTCGGCTCTTGCCAACGCTGCGGAGTCCTTCGGCGAAAATGACCGCCGCACACAGCAGTGGCAGATCCAGCTGAACAATGCCACGGCCACCCTCAACGACATGGAGAGGGAACTCGACCGTAACAATGCTGCTCTGGATGATGCCGAGCGTGAAATGGACGATGTGGCTGACAGTGCCGATGATATGGGCGAGGAAATCGATGATGCCGCCGACTCCGCTGACAAGTCCAAGGGCAAGTTTGAGTCCCTGGGCAGTGTCCTAAAGGGCATCGGTGCAGCGATGGGCGCAGTGGCTGTGGCTGCTGGTGCGGCGGCTGTATCTCTGGGCAAGGAAGTCATCGCCGCCTATGCTGACTACGAGCAGCTGGTCGGTGGTGTGGATACTCTGTTCAAAGAGTCCTCCCAGAAACTCCAGACCTATGCCGCCAATGCCTACAAGACCGCTGGTATGTCTGCAAACGACTATATGGAAACGGTCACTTCTTTCTCCGCATCGCTGATCCAGTCTCTGGGCGGTGATACGGAAAAGGCAGTGAAGTATGCAGATATGGCGATTACGGATATGTCCGATAACGCCAATAAGATGGGTACGGACATGAGCCTTATCCAGAACGCATACCAGGGTTTTGCGAAGCAGAACTACACCATGCTGGACAACTTGAAGTTGGGCTACGGCGGTACCAAGACGGAGATGGAGCGTCTGCTTGCGGATGCACAGGCCATTTCCGGCATCGAGTATGATATTTCGTCCTATGCCGATGTGGTGGAAGCTATCCATGTTATCCAGGAGAGTATGGGCATTGCCGGAGCGACCGCTGCGGAAGCGGAAGGTACGATTTCCGGCTCTATCAACGCCCTGCAGGCAGCACTCCAGAATATGCTGGTGGGCTTTGGTGATGCGGATGCGGACATGGAACTGCTCTGCCAGAACATGGTGGATGCGCTCCAGAACGTCATTAAGAATGTCACCCCTGTTATCGAAAACATGGTGAAAGTCCTGCCTACGGTGACGGGTGCGCTTCTGGATGCCTTTGCGGATCTGCTTCCGACTCTGCTCCAGACGGTGACCGACCTGTTTTCCCAGCTTCTGAATACCATCCTCACGCTGCTCCCACAGCTGATTCCGGCGGTAGTGGAAGCCGTGATGACCATCGTCCAGGCTTTGATTGATAATCTGCCCCTACTGGTGGATGCCGCCGTTCAGCTGGTGGTGGCACTGGTGGAAGGTATCGGTATGGCTCTGCCCCAGCTTATCCCTGCGGCAGTCCAGGCAATTATCACCATTGTGGAAGGGCTGATTTCCAATCTGCCCCTTATTCTGGATGCTGCTCTCCAGTTGATTATGGGTCTGGCAGAAGGATTGCTTACAGCGATTCCTGTATTGATTGAGGCTCTGCCTACCATCATCCAGGCCATCGTGGATTTTGTCATCAGTGCCATTCCTCAGATTATCCAGGCTGGCATACAGCTGCTGACTTCGCTGGTATCTGCACTGCCGGAAATCATCACTGCCATTGTGGCGGCTATCCCTCAGATTATCGAGGGCATCATCACGGCGGTCCTGGACAGCATTCCCCAGCTGGTACAGGCAGGCATCGACCTTCTGGTGGCTCTCATCCAGGCATTGCCGGAGATCATCACCACCATTGTGGGTGCAATCCCGGAAATCATCGGTTCGATTGTCAATGCCCTTGTAAACAGCATCCCCCAGATTGTACAGGCTGGTGTGGAATTGCTGATTTCCCTCATTAAGAACCTGCCGACCATCATTGCAGAAATCGTAAGAGCGATACCGCAGATTATCACGGGAATTGTCAATGCGCTGGGCAAGGGTGTGTCCCAGATTGCCAGCGTAGGTGCAAACCTTGTCCGTGGTCTGTGGCAGGGTATCCAGTCCCTGGCTTCCTGGCTCTGGAACAAGGTATCCGGCTGGATTTCCTCTATCTGGGATGGAATTTGCGACTTCTTTGGAATCGCGTCTCCGTCCAAGGAGATGGGCTGGGTTGGTCAGATGCTGGTGGAAGGTCTGGCTGGTGCTATCAATACCAACGGTAAGGATGCAGTGGCAGCCGCAGAGGGCATGAGCAAGGACATCAACGATGTCATGCAGAACCTTGCGGATGATATGACCACGGCACTTCCTACGGAGTTCAATGTCAACGGCACGGTCAACCGTAACGACACGGTGGCTGGTGCTGGCTTTGGAGGCGGTGCCCTTATCACCATCCAGCAGATGATTGTCAGAAGCGAAGAGGACATCCGTAAGATTTCCCAGGAACTCTACAATCTGATTCAAAGCGGGTCCCGCGCACAGGGACATTTCACTACAGCGTAAAGGAGGGCTTTGATCTATGGGATTTTCCTATAACGATATTACTTCGGCCAGCATGGGCATCAAAGCCCGACTGACCTCCTGGCAGGTGTGTGGTAAACTTCGTAACTTTACCACCACTGTGCCAGGGAAATATGGTGTTGCAGATTTCGGTGCGGACTTCGATTACCGTGAGATCACCGCCCACTGCAGCATCTACCCGAAACACAGCTTTGCTGCTCTGGTGTCGGCTCTGGACGATATTGCTGTATGGCTTGACCCCGTCCAGGGACTTCGCCAGCTGATATTTGATGATGTGCCGGACAGGTATTTCATGGCACGTCTTAACGATGCGGTGGACTGTGAAAGACTCGTCCGCTCCTCTGGCAGTTTTGAGCTTAAGTTCTTCTGCCCAAACCCTTTCGCCTATGCAATTACGGACGAGACCTTTTCCATCACGGAAGCCGGAACCCACACCGTTGCCCGTGTCATCGGAAATGTGGAATCGCTTCCTTTGTACCGCATCGAGGGCGAAATGACACCTGGGGCAAGTAACTATATCAGCATCACCACCAACGGCTCTGAACTCAAAATTGTCAATGCCACCTTGTCTGCTGGCGAGGCTCTGATTGTCGATACGGATAAAATGACCGCTTATGTGGTGGATGCAAACGGAGATACCTTAAGAAATGGTTTGCCGTACCTGCAGGAACTCAATTTCCCGACCCTGCACGTGGGCGATAACACGGTAACGGTCGAGGTCAGCAATGCGGCTCTGACCGAACTGAAAATCCAGGCAAAGAGCAGATGGAGGTGATGGCATGGCTCTTAAAGGAATCCTGAATACACAGACGGACTTCACGGGTGAGTTTCCGGCAGAGTATGCCGCCTCTGGTCTGTGGCGAATGAACGAGTCTGCACCAGATGAAGATAACGCCCTGGCTGATGCGTCCGGCAACGGTCGTAGAATGGTCATCGTCAACTGGTCTGGCACGACTGCAAACCTAAATAAAAGCCCCAAGGGTCGCCAGCTGCGGTTCAATATCAACAACCCGACCTCTGAAAAGACCCACCTGCAGGTGACCAATGACGGCAGTATTTTTGCAAACCTCGGTGAGCGCATCATCGTGGGTGGCTGGATGTGTCCGACCACTTATTCTGTGGGAAATACATTCTGCCCCATCTTCAACACCAGATACGGCCCAGGGCAGCCAATTTTCTATCTGTCACTGTATTCCGGCAAGCCCAGAATCATGCTCTACAACTCTGCTGGAAGCCTTATCCTCGACCAGTCCTTGACCCCATCGTTCAAGCTGGTAAATGGTGACTGGTATTTCATTGCTGGGGTCATTGAGCCAAACAACAAGAAGTTCACCTATGTGGTAGGGGACCGTGCTTCCGGCATCGTGTGGAAGTCCGATGTGCTGACCTTTACTGGGGAACTGAACCGTTCCTGCGTTGCTGACCTTGTCATGGGTATGCACGCAGATACCTACTATTACGCTGGCGGTTTTGATGACTGGTTCCTGGACTGTGATTCTCCGCTGACCGCAGATGACCTGGTGGAATATTTCAAAGCCACTCTACTCTGCAACGGTGGCGATAGTAGTTCCGATGTGGATGCGCTGACCAATGTCAACGGTGTGACTTTGAAAGCGACCGATGGCGTGTACCCAGAAAGCGGTATTGTCTACACCAAGGCGATGGCCTGTAATCTTTCCGGCACAGGCAAGGTATCCGTGACCAGTGAGTATGTGGCTGGTACGACTTCCGTAACTGACATTGAAACCTCCACCAGCGATGATTTGGAAGATTGGAGTGACTGGATTGGTATCGCCGCTGATGGCAAGCTGCAGTCCCCGAACCGAAACTATATCCGATTCCGTGTCACGCTGACCACTTCGGATACGAGCCTAACACCCAAGCTGGTGGATGTGCGCCTTTATGATATTCCCAAAGCACCCTATGAGAAAATCGGTTATGCCCGTCCTGTGGTGCTGGACGATAACGGAGCGTGGGAAGCCATTCTGGAGAACGCCTATGACATCATTGTTACGGGCGAGATCAATGGTGAGGACACGCTTTCTTTCTGCATTCCATACCGTGATGGGAAACGCAAGTACATCGACAATGAGAAGAAGATCCAGATTGTTGACGATGTGTATAAAATCCGTACCGTCACTGATGTGAAGGACAGCACTGGCAGCACCATTACCCAGGTGTATGCGGAGGCGGAGTTTTATGATCTGACCTTTTCCGTCCGTAAGGAAGAAAAGAAGTTCGAGGCAGAAACCGCCGAAGCCGCTATGGCCTATGCCCTTGCCGGAACGGAATGGAGCGTTGGTACAGTGTCCGTGACCACGAAGCGTACCTGGACTTCCACAGAGAAGAACGCTCTGGCAATCCTCCGCAGCGTTGCTGACCTGCATGGCGGCGATCTGGTGTTTGACTGTCCGAACCGACTGGTGCATCTTTTGACCGTCAACGGCAAGGACAGCGGTGCGCTGTTTGCTTATAAAAAGAACATGAAAAGCATTGAGCGTGTGGTGGACACTCGCTCCCTGGTAACGAGGCTTTATGCTGTGGGCGCAGACGGGCTGACCTTTGCAGACATCAACAGTGGCAAGCCTTATCTGGAGGACTACACCTACTGCAAAGAAGTGCGAATTTCTACGTTGGACTGCTCCTCGTTTACCAATCCGTATCAGATGAAGGAATTTACAGCCATGCGCCTTGCGGAATACTGCAAGCCAACGGTGTCCTATGTGCTGAATGCGATGGACTTATCCGTCCTCACTGGTTACGAGCATGAAGCCTGGAACCTGGGCGATTATGTTCGTGTGGAAGATAAGGAACTGGGGCTTTCGGTCACCACCCGTATCGTCCGCCGTGAGTATAACCTGCAGGAGCCTTGGAATACCGTGCTGGAACTTTCCACCACGCTGAAGAACCTGGGCAGCTCCGTCAGTTCCATTGATACCATTGCAGATGCCCTTGAGGGTACGAGCATGGTTTCCAATAACGACATCCGTGAACTGGTGCCGTTCAATCATCTCCGCAATTCCCGTGCAGATGATGGTCTGGCGTACTGGGTAAGTTCCGGCTTTGAAGCGGATGGTGAGAATGGTGCGTCCGGCACAGCTTCCTTTAAGGCCGAGGGCGTGGCTGGCATGACCAAGAGTCTGGCACAGACCGTCTACCCATCCAACCGCAGCAGTTACACGCTATCTGCCCAGATTGCTTCGGACAATTTGGAGAAGCTGAGTGACGATGCCCAGGTTGGTATTGAGGTCGTGATCGAATATGAGGACGGCAGCACAGAAACACGATTCATTGACTTGTACTGATGGGAGGTAACTATGGCATATTTCTCTAAAACCTCGCAGAAGATTACCCCGGAAAGCTACTTCTCAAAGGTCAAATCCATCACGGTGCGAGTCTGCATCACCAACTGTACTGGCACCTTGTATGTGACAGATATTTTGCTACAGCCGGGGTCTGTGGCAACGGGATGGGTAGGTCATCCCTGTGAGATGAAGTGGGTGCTGGATGGCTAATCCGGCATTCATCCGACTGGCAGAGGTCATAAACAAAAAGCAGGATATGCGTGTTGTGAGCATCACGGTGAAGCCTACCATCACCGATTGCTCCGGCACGATCTGGTTTACGGATCTGATGCTGCAAGAGGGACCGGCACTGACGGGATATACACCCCACACCGAAAGCAGGCTCAAAGAGGGCTCCAAGGTGTGGTTCAATGGCGTGGTTCGCTCTGCCGAGACAGTGGTGCTGTTTAACCTTGGGGAAACTTCCGGCGGTCTGGATGTCCATATCTTCCCCAAATCCGATATGGCAGCTGGCTCCGTGCAGCTTGCCCAGGGTGCTGGTGGTCAGCGTGTCCGCTTTCCCAATGCGCTGAAAGCAGAAGATGACCTCGCTCTACTCGCCTCTGTCCGGGAGTGTACCAGAAACGGTGTGACCGAGCCGAAAGAGGGATTTTATCAATACAGTGCCGCTTGGGATTCCAAGCATCAGGTCACTCTGGAAGATGGGAAGTCTGCCAGGGTGCTTTTTGAATTGCAGGAGATGACGGATGGAGGTGAGTCGTTCTGATGGATAAGTTAAAAGGCAAGCGTATCATGGTCTGGACATTTATGGGTAATTCCAGAATGTATGAGGCACTCCGTGATTACGGTGACCGCATTGACACCATAGGTCTGTTTTCATTCAAAGTGGATAAGACTGGGACAATCACAGAAAGCGGCGTGACGATTTCCAGCATGATGACCTACATCAATAAATGGCCCCATATCCGTTGGCTACTGACCGTTGCCAATGACGGCTCCAATTCCGTGTTCAAAGCCCTGCGTGATAATACGGACGGCGCACAGGACACTTTCTGCTCTGAACTTGTCCGCATCATGGAAAAATACCCTTGGTGTGATGGTGTGGACATCGATCTGGAAAAAGGAGATGACTATTCCACCCACGCTGCCTCCACAGCCATGTTCAAACACATCTATGAAACCGTCAAAGCCTATGACCCCACCAAGGAGATGAATATCTGCTTGCCTGGTATGACTTCGGTCAACGGCTCGGTTGGTGGTGAGAACTGGTGTGTTTATGGCGACCTCAATCGATACTGTGATACTGCCTCTATCATGACCTATGGTATGGCGTGGGCTGGTTCTGCTCCGGGTCCCGTTTCCCCAAGAAGCTGGCTGGAAGGTGTATATGACTATGCGGTACGGGTCATGGACAGAGAGAAAGTGTTCCTTGGGATGCCTGCCTATGGCTGGAACTGGCAGATATACGATACCCCAGAGAACCTGGGCGAATATTACCGAGGCACTTCCAACACTTACTACGCAGCAAAATACTGGATGACTGGAGCGTATAACTTCACCGATGACGGGCCACCCCAGCCGATGATCCCCATTGTGGCATACTGGGACGATTACGATATGGGTCCGTGGGCGCTTCCTCATGTGTATGACTACATGGAAGGCAGGGATGCCGTATCAAGAAGCGCACCGCAGATGTCAGAAACCTATAACCGCAGACGGTATCTGACCGCCTACGGTAAGCAGCAGAAGACCGAGTTTGGAGAAATCATCATCGACCACGATGCCGAGCCGGACAGCTATTCCGGCGTGGTATCGGTATCGGAAACGCTGGTCACTCTGGGCGATGAGGGGTCTGCTACCTACAAGTTTACCGTTGAGGAAGCTGGTACCTATGATGTTGCGGTTCGGCTTTGTTTCCCGTTCTGGGATAAGAACAGCATTTACGCATCGCTGGATGGCAGCACAGTCCATTTTTCCGAAGATAGGCTCTGGTGGCCGTATTGGAGAACGACCTTCTGGGCGACTCTTGCCAAGGGCGTGAGCCTATCTGCCGGAGAGCATACGCTGACCATATCGGTAGGGGTGAATGGTGTGCAGTTCTACGGTTTCCGTGTCTGCACCGATTTTTCCGAGGAGCCTTCCGCTGGTGATGCTACCTATACCCTGGCACCCAGAAAGTTCAAAGACGTCAACGGTGATATGGTTGGCCCAGCGACTGGCTTCAAGCTGACGCTGGAGATGCTTCGCAGAAAGCCGGACTCGGCTCTGGTGTGGTACGAGGATTTCCGTGATGAACAGAAAATCCCCGAAAGCTACTGGACGGTGCTTTCCGGGGAGTGGGATGTCTGGCAGGAGAATCTGCCTTATGGCGATACCAGCAGACCATATTCCCAGCTGGAGGGTTCTGGGCAGCTTGCATGGAAATACTCCAGCTTTTCAGATGTTCACCTCCGGGCGCAGATCATCATCCCGGAGGACGGCGGTGGCAAGTCCGGCATCTTCCTGGGGTCGCTGTTTTTGTGCATCAATTACGATACCCAGAGGCTGGAACTTTACGAGGGGTCAACCCTCAAGGGAAGCTATTCAGCCACCTACGAAAAGACATCGAAAGCTGACCTACGGAGCAATCCAAATGTCTATACCATCGAAATGCGGAAGCGTGGAAATAAGGTGAGGGTATATTCCTCAACTTCCTATACGCTCCGCTTCACGGCAACCGTCAGCAGTGGCGGCGGTTATGCTGGCATCCGCTCCGATAAAAAGGTCAACTGCCAGCTGCTCCGTCTGGGCGATGCCTGGACGTATGAGCCGTATGAACGCTTTGATGTCATTATGCCAGATGGGACACAGACCACCTTCGGCAGAATTGAACGGTCGAACTGCACCTGGGATGATGAGTTCCAAGTGTTCACTTTGACTTCAGATGTTGAGGAATCGTCCACCAGAAGCGAGAGTATTTCGCTGGACTATGAGTTCTACCACTCACACATCATGCCGCTGGAGTGCGGAAATGACTACACGGCAAAAATTATCCCCAGGGACATCAATATCTGGATTTCCAGACTGTTCCTTGGGGATGCGGACGGCTTTTCCATTCTGTACTACCAGGATGTGGACAGCCTGATCTACTGGGCAAACCAGGCAGCATACCGATGGAAACTGCGAGGGATGTGTATGTGGTCCCTGGGGCAAGAGGATATGCGAGTCTGGGAGTGGCTGCCCAAACAAACTGAATAGATGCGATGAGGGTGTCTGCCGGGTGCAGATGCCCTTTTTGTATACACAAAAACGAAAAGGAGGAAACGACAATGAAGGAATTTTGGAATGTGATCCAGCTGGTATTCGCCGCCGTGGGTGGCTGGCTTGGCTGGTTCCTGGGAGGATGTGATGGCTTGCTTTTCGCATTGATTGCCTTTACTGCGGTGGACTATATCACTGGTGTGATGTGCGCCATCGTGGACAAGAAGTTGTCCAGTGCCGTGGGCTTTAAGGGCATCTGCCGTAAGGTGCTTATTTTTTTGCTCGTGGGCATTGCACACATTCTGGATGCCCAGGTGATTGGTGCGGGAAGTGTTCTGCGTACTGCGATCATTTTCTTCTATCTCTCCAATGAAGGCGTGAGCCTTTTGGAGAATGCCGCACATCTGGGATTGCCTGTGCCGGAGAAGCTGAAGGATGTTCTGGAACAGCTTCACGACCGCGCAGAGAGTAAGGAGGAATAAGCCGTGAAGCTGGTAGAATCTATCCTTACGAAAAACCCCTGCTACACCGCAGGGCGAAAGATTACAGTAAAGGGTCTGATGCTCCACTCCGTGGGGTGTCCGCAGCCCAAGGCATCCGTATTCATCAACAGCTGGAACTCCGCCAGCTACGACAGGGCGTGTGTTCACGCCTTTATCGATGGCAACGATGGCACGGTCTATCAGACTCTGCCTTGGAACCATCGTGGCTGGCATGGCGGTGGCTCCAGCAACAATACGCATATTGGCGTTGAGATGTGTGAGCCGGCCTGTATCAAGTATGTGGGCGGTTCTTCTTTCACCTGTTCTGATACCGCTACGGCAAAGGCAGTGGCGAAGAGAACCTATGAGGCGGCAGTCGAACTGTTCGCATATCTTTGCAAAATGTATTCCCTTGACCCTCTCGCTGACGGTGTGATCATCAGTCATCGTGAGGGTCATTCTCGTGGCGTTGCTTCCAACCACGGCGACCCGGAGCATCTCTGGAATCAGCTGGGTATGGGCTACACCATGAATACCTTCCGCAAGGCGGTAAAGGCACAGATGACCGCTGACATCAAAGAGGAAACTCCGGCGGCATCCAATGAAGAGACCATCTGGAACTACCTCTATAACAAGCTGGGCAATGCATACGGCACCGCTGGTGTGATGGGCAATCTGTATGCAGAGTCTGCCCTCAGACCTACCAACCTGCAGAACACCTATGAAAAGAAGCTGGGCTATTCCGATGCCGAATATACGGCTGCGGTGGATAGCGGCAGCTATGATAATTTCATCAAGGATTCTGCCGGATACGGACTGGCACAGTGGACGTACTGGTCCCGCAAGCAGGCTCTCCTGGAATTTGCCAAAGCAAAGGGTAAGTCCATCGGCGACCTCTCCATGCAGCTGGATTTCATCTGGAAGGAACTGACCGAAAGCTATGCGGGTCTGCTCTCCACGCTGAAATCGGCAACTTCCGTAATGAATGCATCCACAGCGGTGCTGACGATCTACGAAAGACCTACTGACCAGGGCGAGAGCGTACAGACCAAGAGGGCATCCTACGGTCAGACCTACTTCGATAAGTACGCCCCTGTGGTGTACCCCGAAAAGCTGACCACTGGTTATTACCGTGTTCGCAAGTCCTGGGATGATAAGAAGTCCCAGCTGGGTGCGTACCGTGTTCTTGCCAACGCCAAGGCAAAGGCTGATGCCAATGCTGGCTATTCTGTGTTCTCCGATGATGGCAAAGTGGTCTATGCCCCATCAGCCAAAGCGGAACAGCAGGAGCCTGCCTTTGAGCCGTATCTCGTCCAGGTTAGCATTACAGATTTGAATATCCGCAAAGGCCCCGGTACGAACTACGGCAGATCTGGCTACACTGGCAAGGGGTGCTTCACCATCGTGGAGGAAGCGGATGGCGTGGGTGCTTCCAAGTGGGGATTGCTCAAGTCCTACAAGACCAACCGCAACGGCTGGATTTCCCTCGATTACGCCAAGAAAATCTAAGGCTCTGCCCGGTGGCAAAACGCTGCCGGGCACCCTTTTTTACCTATGAAAATTCTTTGAAAAATAGCCCTTTTATTGCTTGACTAATCGGCGATAGTACGGGAATATACGATAACCCCCAAGGAAAGGAGGAAACGACCATGCGAATCAAAGTCATTAAGCCCACGGTGGCAGCAGAAAATAAACGCTTGAAGGTATGCGCCTATGTCCGTGTTTCAACGGACTCTCTGGAGCAGGAGGACTCTCTGGATAACCAGACCGCATACTTTAAGGACTACATCCAAAGCAACCCTGCATGGGAGTTTGTAGGAATATATGCAGACCAGGGCATCTCCGGCTTTAAGGAAAACCGCCCTCAGTTCCAGCAGATGATTGCTGATGCCAGGGCTGGCAAAATTGATCTGATTGTTGTAAAAAGCGTATCCCGCTTCGCAAGAAATACCGAGACCGTGCTGAAGTTCTCCAGAGAACTCAAAAGCATCGGTGTCGGTATTTTTTTTGAACTTCAGAATATCAACACCTTATCGGGTCCCGGTGAGTTGATGCTGACCATCATCGCAGCCTTCGCCCAGGCAGAGAGCCAGGGTGCTTCGGATAATGCAAACCTCACCTACAAGAGAAAGTTTGAGGCTGGAATTCCAGTCCGTGACCTTAAGTACACCTTCGGCTTCGATACCGATGACGGTGGCAACACCTACATCATAGAGGAACAGGCCAAGACGATACGGCTCATTTTTGACCTTGCCCACAAGGGCGTATGGCCCAGCAAGATAAAGGAGTACCTCAACAAACACGGCATCAAAAGCTGTGCTGGCGGCGAATGGGACGATACTGGAGTGCATAGGGTTCTACGCAATCCAGCCTACAAGGGAGCGTTGGTATTGCAGAAAACCTACCTGGATTCCAACCGCATCCGTCATAAGAACGAGGGTCAGAAAGACCAGTGGTTCATTGCAGATAACCACCCAGCCATTGTGGACCCACAGCAGTGGGATGAGGTGCAGGAAATCCTTCTGGCACGGAGTGAGCAACTTGCTCCAAGACCGCCCCAGAAGCCCCCACAGCCTCGTTCCAGCCGAAACCAGTATCCTTTGACCAATAAGCTGTTCTGTCCTCTATGCGGTCAGAAACTCCACCACAAATGGAGCAACCAGGGCAAGAGCGAATACTGGGCTTGCAGCACCAATGTGAAAGTCGGTGCGAAAGCCTGCAAGGGCATCTGGCTTCCGGCGGCAATCGCCAACGGCTGGGGTGAGATCACCGAGCCTACCACAGTCATCGGCTACAAGGATGAATATGGGATGCAGCAGTTTACCGCATACCCAAAATCAGAATACGAATTATCGGATGAATGTCCGTACACCAGAAAGGAAGATTGACATGGCAAGACAAGTCGTACACATTCCCGCACAGAGGAATATTGCAAACAGGGCTGTTGCCCGAAACACCAAGCTGAGAGTGGCAGCCTACTGCCGAGTTTCCACGGAGCAGGACGAACAGCTGAACAGCTTTGAAAACCAGGTGACCTACTATACAGAGTTCATCACCAGAAACCCGAATTACGAACTGGCTGGTATTTATGCTGATGAGGGTATTTCCGGCACCAGCACAAAACGCCGTGAGCAGTTCAATCGCATGATTGCAGACTGCGAGGCAGGCAAAATCGACCTCATTATCACAAAGTCCATCAGCCGATTTGCCCGCAACACCCAGGACTGCCTGAACTATTCCAGAAAGCTGAAAGACCTGGGCATCGGCATCACCTTTGAGAAAGAGAACATCAGCACGATGGACAGCACGGGCGAGTTGCTTTTCACCATTTTGTCCTCGCTGGCACAGGACGAGAGCCGATCCATTTCCGAGAACTGCCAGTGGGGCATCCGCAGCCTTTTCAAGCAGGGCGTGGTGCATATCAACACCAACCGCTTCTACGGCTACGATAAGGACGAGGACGGCAGACTGGTCATCAACCCAGAACAGGCCAAGGTGGTACGCTGGATTTACGAATCCTACATGGACGGCATCAACCCAGACATCATCGCCAGACGGCTCATGGAACAGGAAGTGCCTGGGTGCATGGGCGAACCGAAATGGACGGTGGACACTATTATGGGCATCCTCCAGAACGAGAAGCACATGGGTGATGCCATCCTGCAAAAGACCTTCACTGCTGACTACCTCACAAAAAAGCAGGTCAAGAACGAGGGGCAGCTTGCCCAGTACCATGTAAAGGATGACCACGAGGCAATCGTCAGCAAGGAACTCTGGGAGGTCGTCCAGCTGGAGATCCAGCGGAGAAAAGACTACATGAAACGGTATGGGCTCCGCACGATGGGGCGCAATACGGACGAGCAACCTTTCACGAACCGAGTGTTCTGCGGTGTCTGCGGTCAGCTTTACTGGCGGCGCACCCTCTACCGACTGAACGGAAGCATTAAGGCTTGGATGTGCGCCAGCCGCTGTAAGGGCAAGGAAGTCAAGGGGTGCATCAACGATACGCTCCTGGAAGCGGATCTGCACAAGGCTTTTGTGATGGCGTGGAACGCCATGCTGGAGAACCGAGAGGACTTTCTGGAACACTGGAAGGAACAGCTGCATGACCAGAATCCGCTGGTGGTTTTCCGGGCCAAGCAGTTCATGAAGCTGACGGAAAAGGCAAAGCCTATGACCGAACTGGATGTGAGCATCGTCAGTAAGACCCTTGACCACTGCGACATCAAGCCCCTGGGCGTAATTGATTTCTACTTCCTGGACGGTAGCCACATCGGTCTGGTGACGGGAGAATAA